TAATATAGTTGTACCATCTTCTGTAAGAACTGATATATCTGCTCCTGCTTCTAAAGATTCAGCAGTAGAAACTATTATAGTACCATCTTCTAGTTTAGCTTGATATTCAAGATTAACACTTTCATCTTGTTTATCAAGACCAAGTGCTACTAATATTTGTTGTTTTAAATCCATTTGTCTTTTTTTTATATAATAGAATTATTTATTGTTTGTTTGATTTTGTATAATTTCATTTAAAGCAGATAGTATTTCTTCGTCAGTTGGTTGCTTTTGCATTTTCTCAAATCTATTTACAAAAAATCCTTCTATACTTAAACCACGAAGTTCTCCGTCTCGAATTTTATTCCAAATCTCATCATTTTCAATCTTCATCTTTACAAACCAAGTACCATCAGGTAAGTCAAAGCCATATAGCTTAGATTTGTCTTGTTCTCCTTCTTTTATCCAACTCTCTACAGTTAAAACACCTGATACCCTATCTTCGTGTTGATATGTAGCTTTATGATGGTTATTGTGTTTTAAATATAACTCACTAGCCTGTCTAACAGTATCTTTAGAGAAATATACATAATAATTAGAATCAGTATTAGCATCATATCTAAATATTTGTTTATTTGGTATTAATGCAGGACTAACTAACATTCTTTTCTCCTCATCTATCTTAGCAAGTGTTAAATTGTTCTTTTCTTTACCAAAAAATACAAAATCTTGCTCAATAGCAGGACTTGTTACTAGACTGATAGCATCTATAGTTAGTTCTTCGCTTTCATCAGATATAACTAATTCTATAATTTTAGTTGGTATTCTTTTCATAATATATAATAGATTATTTATTAATTTATTTGATTTTTAAATAGTAGCTCTTCTGCGTATATTAGCTAACTTGTTTTGATTGTTAGTCATATCATCTGTAACAACGTATGCTTGAACTGGTTGTGCTTCTTCTCCACCACCTAATGTAAATCGTCCACTTAGCATCTCAGGTGCAGGTGTACCAGTATCTCCTGGTGCTGAACCACCTCCTCCACCTCCAGGAACGTCTGTAGATAGTATTCTCTTTACATTTGCTAGTCCATTAATAATAACTGCTGCTGCCATAGGAAACTTAGCTACTGTAGGTAAGGTTTTATCTGTAAATACAGCATTAGCACCCTCGTATGTACTCATAACTGCACTTGCTACAGCTAATTCTTTACTTTCTCCTGCAAAGTTGCTTATTGCACTTAACATAGACGAATAACCACTAATTTTTGCTCTTGCAACCTCCTCGTCAGACAGCTTTCTAGCTTCATTACCTGCTAAATAGTTATCTAATACATCATTATCTGCTTGTATAATGCCTTTTGCTGACTTCTCTGCTAGTTTTGGTATTTTTGTGAGTGTACCTGTCCTTTCCTGGTCTGCTGCCTTTAAATCGTTTAATCTTTGCATCCTTTCAGTATGGATTTCTCTTTCCAAACTGTTTACCTCAGTAACAACTCTTCTACGCATCCTAACAGAAGCAGTTTCTGTTTCTATAACCCTTGCTCTTAGTTGTGCAAGTTCTCTTTCATCTTCAGCAGAGTTTTCTGAGAGTTTCATCTCCTCCTCTTGTATTCTCATTCTCTCTTTTGCTAATTCTACTTCTTTTTCAGTAGTTTCAGCTTCTAACTCTAGTGCTTTCTCTAAATTTTCTAATCTTTCTTGTGCAGACTTTGATTCATCCTCTGCTATTAACCTAGCCTTTTCAATCTCTCGTCTAGTATTAGCTTTTTGTACCATAAACTCATTATCGGCATCTCTTAATTCTTGCGTTCTCTTTTTAAGTTCTACCATAGCACTTACTTCTTTTGTAACCTCTTCAGTTATACCAGTAAATGCACCTTTAATGTCTGTAAGTGTTTTAGTAAATGGTTGGTTAAATATATTAAATAAAGTTTCTCCTACTTTTGATGCTCTATCAGTTAATACATCTATAACTGCACCTAGTCCAGTAAATGCTTGACTTAATTGGTCTGCACCTCTTTTAGTATTTGTAAAATATGATACTAATGTACCTACTGCTATTACTAAAGCACCAATACCTGTTGACATTATACCTGCCTTAATAGTTGCAAATGATTTTTTAGCAGTAAGACCTACAGTTTGTATTCCTCTTTTTACGTCATTAAGAGATACACCCATTACTCTAAATTCACTTGCTAGTCCTTTAGCATCTTTTGATACTTCTCCTATATTCGTATTTACTTTTGCATTTATTACTTCTGTATCTGCCATAATTATATTGTTTGTTGTATTCTATTTTGCCATAATTTTACACTTGCAGTCCATTGTATGTATGTTTCTGCTAATCCTGTAACGTGAACACCAAATGATGTTGCAGTTACATCTTTCATTGTACCTGTAAGGTTTAAACACTATGTCCATGAGGAACTACTGCGTGAACATCAACGTGGTAATAAGAAGCTAATCCATTTGTGAACTTTACACCACCTGTTATTTTAAAATAACCATAATCTCCTGCACTACCATCTCCTATACCTGTATTAACTCCAACAACGTGTGCTTCAAAACCAATTACAGAGTTTTTTACTTTTTGTATATATGTTAAAGGTAGATATTGTGTAAGTAAAGCAGTTTCAGTACCATCTGTAGTGTTTCCTGATTGTTGAATAAAGGACATTTGCGACATAGCTAATTCCTCATTAAAACCTCCTCCACCAATCACAACTTCTCCTTGATTTTTAGATTGTGCAAATGAACCACCTATAATAGACGAATCATTTAATCCGTTATCTACTAAATTATTTTTACCTGATACTAAAATATTTAAATTGTTACCACTAGAAGTATTATTAGCACCTAATAAGAATGAATTTTCTGTACCTTTATTTGTAGTGTTTAAATTACCCTTTACAATATTATGTACGTTGTCTGACGTATTATTTATTTTAGTATTGTATTTAAAAGCAGTACAAGTTCCTGTAGTTTCATTGTAAACATAACCATAGGATTCACAAGACAACTGATTAGGTATAACATCATTTGTGCCATCTGTAAAAATAACATCTCCAGTAGAAGCTATGTATTTTGGTTTTATTTTAAATCCTTTTTTAAATTGCATTATGGTATAAGTATAAATTCAACTGTAGATAAGTCGTTTGGTTTATATTCTATTTTATTTACTCTAAATGCTCTATTTTGTATCATTACTTTTTCATCAAAGCTAAATGTATTAATATCTGCTGCATTTAGATTTACTTTTAAAGTCATAATTCTAGTATCTGAATTATACAACTCATTATAGTATGGTTGCCAATATAAATTAAATAAATTATTAACTGGTATATAAGGATTCCCTACAGGATTAATTAATTGTGTAGATTGAAAATTAATATCACTTGTGTCAACAGTTGTAGGGCTAACTTCAGACAAATGAGTAAACTGTCCAAAGTAAGTTTGGTTTTCACTTGTTAATCCGTTTTGTGCAGGTATATAATATGAATCAGTAGATTGTTTTTTACCATTATCAAATAATATTCTTGGTGCATTATCAAATCCCTCAAATTCACTTTGGTCATCATTAGATGAATATATAGCAGGTATTATAAAATCAGGAAACTTATCAAATATTGGTTTAACTACTGTTGCAGCAAAAGGACTTGCAGTTATTTCTTCCTCTTCTGATAATAATGTAAACCCAAATAAATGAACAGCATCAAATACTTTACTACCATATAGAGTACCACCAGTACCATTTTTATACAAAGTGAAAGGATAGTCTTCGTCATCTTCTTCATATTTGAATGTGGTTTTTTTCTTTAAATCTAAAGGAGTTAATTTTATTTCTGTAGCATCTACTTTATCAGTCCAGTCGTGTTTAATATTTCTATCAACTAAACTTAAACCTGCTGTGTCATTAAAGAATATTTTATTATAAGGTTCTATTTTAATATTCTTACCATCATTGACGTCAGGCATAGAAATTAAATTAAACATTGTAAAAAAAGCTTTAACATATTCCCATTGACCTATATCTCCTCTTTTAGTGTTTAATAAATAAGAATCTATTACAGTAGTTAATCCTACAGTTACATTTATACTACTAGATATTAATGGATTTGTATTATTTGTTTGTTTAAAACTATTAGCTGCACCACTTTTAAATTGAAATTCTAAAGTTTCGTTTGTATCTAAAGTTGTAAATACTGTACCTATTGCTAAAACTGTACCAGGTACTATTGAGAAACTATGTGAACTAACAGATAAATCATAAACATCAGTTTCATTACCACTACTATCTTTTTTTACTGCTCTCCAAGTAAAAGTATCACTAACTAAACAGTCAAATCTTAAATAATAATCTATTCTATATCCACTATTATCTGACTGTCCTACAAATTTATCATTCGTATCATCCCAACCTACATTAGTAGAATATTCATTATATGTTAATTTAACATTCTTAAATGAAGTTGCAGAATAATTATTAGTAGTAGCAATTACTTGTTGGTTATAAGTACCTTGTAATGTATCACTTGGTACTTCTCCAGTAAAGTTAAAGTCCATAAATAACTTTTCAAACTCTACATCTCCAGTATTTAAATTTAAGCCATTTAAAAAATCTGATGTGTAAGTAAATCCTGCATCATTCATTATTTTATCAAATAAATATTTGCAGTTTATAAAAGGTCTAAAGGCATCTTCTAGTTTATTTAATACTGGGTTACCATCTACTGCATTACTTCCAACTGGTGCAGTTAAACTGATGTTACCAGTCCAATCTACAAAAGGATATTTTATTACATCAGTATTATTAACTCCTAATGAAGATTTATAAGCAAAAGAATTTGTTGCTAATGGATTAGTTAATGTCAAACCTGTAGAATCCCAACTTGCTTTAATATTTGTTTTGTTATAATCGTGTTCTAATTCGTCTAAATCTAAATCTGATAATACTTTATTTTCTAGTATGTCTTTTAGTGCAATAGATTCAGAATATAAATTTACATTGTAACTTGTTTCATTCTCTTTGTTTACTATGTCTATTAATCTTAGAAATCCCTCAAATAAAATATAGCCATCTTGTTTAAGTACGCATTTAGTTTGAACATAAGGATTAAATGTACCTTGTACTGCTGCACCATCTATTTCTAATGAATTAGTTATCTCAAATATTTGTGTGAATATTCTATTGTTGCGTTTAGTAGCAGGTAAGTTAAAGTCTTTAGAATAACTCTGTGTTTTCTCAACTATATTTTTAAAATTATCAATAGATAAACTTAATGGTATATCCTCATCTTCATAAGTATCACATATTACCTGACCATCTTGTAAATCTGTTAATACTACTGGAGGAGTAGCACCTGCACCTTTTATAGATATTCTTCTTATATCAATATAGTCTGAACCATCATTTTGATAATCTATTATTAAATCTTCTGATGAATTAAATGCTGTAAAATCAAATGTCTTATAACCTGTACCTGTAGTTGATATAGCAGTAACTCCTCCTCCTCCTAAATTGTTACCATAACCATTAGCACCTATAAATATAAATCCACCTGTAGCTGCATTAACTATTCTGAATTTTAATTGATATGTAGCACCGACTACTAAGTTGTTTATTCTTTGATATATACCACTACTAGAATTACTACCTCCTAATGCTGCTCTAAACCTTAGCTTAGGAACTATTCCTGCTATTTTTATTGGATAGTCTACATCTGCAAAAGAACCACTACCTTGAGACCTAAACTTTTTCCAATTACTTATTGGTGTGTCATTAGTTACTGAATCAAATGCAGGGTCATTAGCAGAAGAACTATATCCTGCGTGTGTCTGTATGCTATTAAATCTATTACCATCTGCAACTAAATTAGTAGTTATAACACTAGAATTAGATTGAAATATTCCCTGATAATCTTGTGGATATAATATTAGTTGTATAGACATTATGCAGATTGTATTCTTTTATTCTTACTCTTTTCTAATTCAAATGTGTATTGTATTAGTTTATCGTTTGCTTTTGTTTTTCTTGTATAGCTTGATGTAGCTACTGTTACAGGTTCTACATATTTATTTACCATGCCATAACCATCTGATGAAAAACCATTCAATATATAAACTTCAGGACTATTAATTAAGTCCTCAAACCATACTGCATCTGAATCTACTAAGTAGTCAGTATTTATACGGATAAGTTCTTTTGAGTTTACTCTAAAGTTTTTCTTACCACCACTAAATCCATTTATCTTATATGTGCTTTCATTCCAAGTACCTCCTAGTTGTGTATAAGAAGTTCTATTAGTTTGTAATGACCTTACTGACTTTTTAGTAAATGTATAGTAATCCCAAACTCCATAAGGATTTAACCAAGTTAATCTAATACCCTCAAAACCTTTACAATCATCTGTTATAATATTTATTGTATATAATTGACTTATAATTTGATTGTCATCATCAAATGCTTGAATTGTGTAATAGCTTGTATTAGCTTTGTGTGAATCCCATTGAGAACTCCAACCATCTAAGTTACCAGGAAAAGCACCAAAGTAATTTAATCTACAATTTGAATATTGATTAGATGTAGTAGCAGAACCATTAGTAAAATTAACAAAAGAAGTTATACCTACTAACTGTGTATTAGAACTATCATATAGTTTTATAGAAAAGTAATGTACTTTATTTATTGTAGAAGTATCAGAACCAGTTTGAAAAGAATAATCTGAATCAGATAAAAAATTAAAGAAAGGTAGTGTACCATAATCAGTTAATCGTGCATATTGTGTAGTAGGTGCATTACTTAAAAAATATGAGTTATCAGCATCCATAACATAGTTTAAATCGTGTAAAGGATAACCATAATTATTACCTGTTTGCTTTAAGACATCATTATAATTTAAATATCCATTGTAAAATAAATAAATTTCTGACAATACATAAGTACTTACGTCTATAGTTACAACACCATCAATAGTTGGAGAGTATTCTAAAAAAAACTCTACCATAAAATATTTAGCAGAATTATCAGAGGTTGCATATTTATCTATTAAATGTATAGGATGTGGAGTTGTATTAGAATAAGTAACTGTCTTGTATGTACTACCATTTAAAAAATCAGTACCATTATTATCAGCTTTTACATAACTTTCTAATACTGGTTGTAAAGAGAATATACCAACCCCTGCATTGTTCGGAGTTGTTTTTAATACTGCTACTCTATTTTGAGTATTTAAGGTTGCAAGACTATTACTTACATATACATAAGCTACAAATTTTACATTATAATTATTTGCAACTATTGTGTCATCTGATACTGAGAATACTATATCTTGACCTACTGGTAATGTCTTATATAGTGGTTTTTGATTTATTAATATTGCCATTATGTTTTTATTATATTTTGTATATCTTCTTTTACTGCTTTACCTACTTTATTATAAAAATCTCTCATTCCTAACTGTAAAGGTTTTTGAAAAAAACTAATACCTTGTATTCCTTGTGTATATATTTTTCTAGCTATTAAAAACTTTAAACTCTTACGAGATATAAACCTACCTTGTGCATCTCTAGGTGCTATACCTCTACGAACTATCCAATTATCTAATCCTCTTGTTAATCCACCATCTCTTGACTTACCAAACGCATATTGACTTGTCTTTCTTTGTCCTTTATAATCAACATAAGTACGTTTACGTTGAGTTCCTGATACTCCTTTATCTACAAAAGTTCCATAATCTACCATTAAAAATTCAACAGATAAATTATCATTGTCTTTTACAATTCTAAATTTTATACTATTAAGTAGTTTACCTGATACTACTTTATCTTTCTTCTTAAGTATTCCTTTAGCTTTATTGACAACACTTTTACCGAAACTATTTAAGTATCGTTCTAATGCTTTCATTATACACTAGCTACAAATATCTCTACATCTAAATCAGCAGCAGGACTAACCTGTAAGCTAGTTAAGTCAGCCATAGTACCAAAGCTAGGAGATGTATCAGTTTCTGCTAACATAACATCTTCTGCTGCACAAAGTATATGTGATTGACCTGCATTAAGCAATACTTGATAATTAGTAGCTGCACCAACTACTGCTAATTCTAAAGTGTTAGTAGCATCAAGATTAGTTACTCTTATATACCTAACATCTTCTTTGTCAATCTGAACTGCTGAACCATAAGAGTTAGTATCAAAAGCTGCTAAAAAAGTAGTTTGTCCTGTAGTACAAGTTACAATACGTTCATATACATTATTGATACCTGTAGTTGTTACTGTGTTTGTTGTACCTCTTACTGCACCATTTAGTGTTACTGATTCAGATAAGGTTGTTGTTAAATCTGCCATAATTATTTATCTATTTGTTTTAATTTATTAATTGCCCATTCTATTCCTGAAGTTCCTCCCCACCCTAACCAAGCTACATATCCTTTATCTTTCCAAGGTGTAGATTTATATTCAGGGTTTATTTCTGCATTTTTTTTATGTCTTTTAAATGATGCCATTCTTGATATTGTATCTCTAGAAATTTTTTCTTTTGAACATAACTGATTGGCTCTTGCAAGTCCTGTTCTAGTCATTCCTTTAACTTCATCTCTACCATATTTATCTATCCATTTAAGTACCTTACAAGCATTGTTACTAGCACTATCAGGATAGTCATTATAGCTTTCAAATTCTATACTAATTGCTTCTAGCTTCTCTATTACATCTTCATAGTTCATATTTAATCTTTGGGGGTATTAGTTGTATTGTTAATTTTCCTATTTTTATTTTAAACATTATTTACCTGCGTATGTTGTTAGTTGTGGTGCTATACAAGTGTTATAGTCGTTCTCTATAACTATTGGTAGTGTAAACGTCCAACCACTTACTGAGTTGTCAAATCGTTCTGTAAATGGCTCTATCGTTATATCTCCCTCTGTAAAGTATGCAGGACTTTCTCCTTGACTTGCACCTGACAAGTATAAACTCTCTCCGTTTTTTAGTGTACCTATTAAGTCGTTACAAATACTAAGACAATCAGACAGAACTTCCTGCTCGTTACTCTCATCAGGAAATACTAAGTCCATAATAAAGATTTGAAAGTTTAAAGTCATTTGATTATTCTGTGCTACTGCATTAACAGGATTAATATGCATTAGAGGATATGATGTATTTGTTTCTAAAGAAATCTCGTATATATCTCCAGTAGTTACAGTTTTAATTTGTAACTGATTAGCACCTAATTGTTTTAAGGTATCTATTGTATTGTTATAATTCTTAAAGTGTGTCATCTACTAACTTTTTTTGTTTCGTTTAAATCTGCTTCATAAGTAAGCCAAGTTAAACATTCATATAAACTCAATTTAGTAATCCTTTCTAAATTAATTATTTCTCCATTTGTCAATCTATACATTACTCCAAACCATCCCCACTTCTGTGCGAACTTATCGTCTGTAGTGATTGTATCACTTGATTCACTCGTTCCGTCAAATACAACGGCAAAATCTCTGATAGTTCGTTCCCTAAAGTCCAAAAAAAAACCAGAGAACTATTTACATCTTTTGCTTTCATCTTCTTAAACTTCTCTGCTCTCATTCTAACCTCACTACCATTATAAGCAGATATAGAATATTGCTTACCATTCTTCTCTACTATTGGTCTATAAAGAACTGCCATTATCTTAGCTAGGTTGTTCTCTATTCCTGCTTGTATGTAAGTTTCAATATCGGCATAAGCACCGAGACTTATCTCACTTAAATCAGGATGAAATCCGTACTCAATTCCATCTACTTCAATTATCCTTCTTAACTTACTATTAGCATCCTTTTGCAATTCAGCTATCTTATTTAAAATATTAGATACGTCATTTATACCTAACTCTTTTATAAGTTTCTTTGGTATATTAGACAACAAGCTAATTGTATCTAATGCTTCTTTAGACTTTGACTTACTACTCATAGTAATAAGTGAAGCCCATTTTTCAAGTGTTACATCATTCCAACTGTTTATAAGATTGTAAGTGTTTTGCTTACCATCTTTCTTAATGTTTACTTTCATTATTATATAATAGAAATTTAATTAATATAGTTTAAAAATACTATATTTGCTGAGTTTTCAATGAGTTTTTGTTAGAAAAAGGTGTTAATTTTTAAAGATTGCACCTTTTTTTTATACTTTTTTTAAAATAATTTACTAGAGTAAAACAATCTTTTTTGTTAAATAAGTTGTTAATAATTTGGTGGATAACAAAAAGTCTGTAACTTTGCAGTATAATTAATAACAAAAACAAAAACAATGAAAACATCACTAAGATTAGAAGAAGTAACAACAACTAAGGCAATGGTAGATATAGCAAACATTGAAGTAGAAATGGAATCACCATCTTACAGAAGTGGTTCAATAGTTAAAGTTAAATTAGCAGTAACTCCTCTAGCTATTAGAATAACATCAAATCACGAAATTAGTGAAATGAATATGATAACTAGAGAGTTACCTCAAAAAAGAGTAAAACAATACGCTAAAACTATTATTGAAGCACATAACACTTTAAAAGATACACTAGAAGTTTTTACAAAATAAATAATAACAAGGGGGTGTAACAACCCCCTTTTTTATTGCACAAAATATTTACCATAGTTACTATCCACTTCATAATACATACGCATAGCCAAAGCATCAGAGTAGTCAGGAGAACGTCCTAATATAGCTTTAACATTATCCTTAGAAAGTATTTGTAGTTTATTATCCTTATCTGCGTCTTTAGTTCTTACCTGCTCTAACTCCTCAATTATATAACTCTTTATATTTACATCAGAACAACTAACACCTAACTGTCCTTTATTAATTAAGTCAGCCAATTTATAATAGCATTGTGTCTTTAGGTTTTGATAGTTCTCTCCTTTAATTGGTCTTGAATTATTAATAAACCCTTGACAACGTAAGTAATCTTTAACACCACCACCTACTCCGTCCTCATCTACTATAATGTTTCTTAAATTAACCTGGTTGTCTTGTTGTATCTTTTTAATTTGCTCTACAACCTCATTTACAGACGATTTAAGCATAGTTTTAATATATGTAGTATGTAAACCCTTCCAAAGCATTATAACTGTTCTATCGCTTCCAAATCGTGCTACATCACAAGTTATGTACTTATCTCCATCAATACCTTGTTGATTAAATAAACTTACTATAGCATTGTAATCTATTAAACTGTCATCAGTTGCATCATACTCCCAGTTACCATAAAGAAGTCTTTGCTTACTTAGTTCGTCTAATTCAGATAGCTGCTTCTCATAATGCTGAGAGATATACTGATTATCCTTTACTAGACTTTGTATAAACTTTCTGTAAGGTTTTATAGTGTTGTCTTTAGCAGGTCTGTAGTATTCTGTATATACCCAGTTCTTTGCAGGATTACAAGTCATTACAAGTTTAGGTATTAAATCGTTCTCATCTAATTTGTACCTTAATCTTGAAGCTACTACGTTCTTAGCCTTTTCAGTTATCTGGTTAGCTTCGTCAATAAATGCACCAGTAATCTCAAGAGAACCTAGACTATCAAAGTTTCTGTCTGATGGATATAAGAACAAGTCTTTAAGTATTATCTCACTTCCGTTATAAAAGCTAATAATATTACTTGAGCCATTGAACGTATAGTGTTCTCCTGATTTTAGATTCCAAGCATTACAGACTTCAAAGAAAGTATTTAGAGTAGTCTTTTTAAGAGCATCTAGCTTAGACCTACCCATTAGATACCTTGTGCCTTTATATTGCAAAGACATAAGGATTAAATAGCTTACACCTACCCAAGACTTACCTCCTCCTGCTGCACCACCAAATAATACTTCTTTAGTCTTTTTATCAAATAGGTATTTAAGACATTCCTTTTGTGTTACAGTAAATTCAGGATTAATCTCCAAGATTTATATTTATTTTGATAGGTTCGTTTCCTGATGTTAAATCTATCTCTTGCTTTTCATTATAACCTCTCTTGCGTCCTCTTGTTCTTAAGAAAAATGTAGTAGCAGTTGTACTACCATTTTCTATTTGTTTCTTTAAATGACTTTCAGCAAAGTCTATAAATTTACTGTCAATACTATCTACTGCTTTACGATATTCCTCGTCATTTTTATACCATTTATAATGCTGTGTTCTACTTAGTCCTGTTTTAACACAAGCTTCGGTAACTATACCTAGTGTAAGTTCTAATGCTTCTATCATTTGTTCTTTACCTACCTGTGTTCGTTCTGTTCGTTTATCCATAGTATATAATAGAAATTAATTGTATTCATTTGGTAGCATTAATCTTATGCCTAAGTCAGACAAAGCCCATATTCTAATCTGTTCTGCATATACTTCAAATTCCTTAGTATTCATTCTTGCTGTACTATTTAATGTTTGTATACCTATTGTTTTGTTTTCAGATAATTCTATGGTTTGCCATTCTGTAGAAAATTTTACTTTTAATATATCGTGCATTTCATCAGGAAAAAAACCTGTAAAATCTGATAGTTCTTGCACTATACATTTCCAATAGTAATTATTCTGCATATTGCTTCTATTGTTTCTTTGTTTCTTTACATCAACTATATAATCGTTTCCTAATTCTCTTAAATAGTTTATCAGACTTTGCTTGTCTTTATCATCTTTAATCACAAACTTCATTAGCTTGTTAGTTTTTCTTTAGTGTCTTTCCATATTCTATCTTGTCTTTTACTTAGTGATGGTTCTGTTCTTCTTAATTGAGGAAAGCCATTAAACTCTTTAGCTATCTCTTGCATATACTCGTTACATTTAGGACATTCTGTACCAAGATTGACAACCTTGCCATCTATGACTTTCATTACTACTTTGCTTAGTTCTTTTTGTATTTCACATTTATTACATTGATATATTAACATAGTTTTTGTTTTAAAAATAAAGGAGAGTATAAAAACATTTAATAATTATTATGGCATTATGCCTACCCTCCTTTATATATGACTTATTCTTACATTCTTTTTCTTTTGTTGTTCTAACTCCTCTAACTCAAACTCTAAATGGTGTATAGCTTTCTTTATACATTCTTCAGGAGAATTATGCTTAAAGTTTGCTCTTAGTAAATACGTTACTGCATTACCTAAATTCCAGTTTAGTTCCCAATCTGATATTACTTTTCTTGCTTCGTATTTATAATTCTTTCCTATATAATAATCAGGTATCTTATTTTTCATATTTTATGTTTTATATTTTTCTACTATTTGTCTTATTCCATGATAGCAACTATTTAAACAAGAACCACAATTACTCGTAGTTTTAAAATTGGCATTATATATAGTATTATATAATTCTATCATTTTCTTTTTTACTGTTACGTTCTTAGCTACTCCTGTCTTTACATCTTCCCAAATTAATAAACATTCGTCTATTAGTTCTTGTGGTATGTCATCAGGTCTTTCTACTTCTGTTGTCTTACCCCAATACTTCTGAGGACACTCCATTACGGAAATTCTTGATTTAATTTTCATAAAACATTTACATACAGAGCAATTTCCTAATAACTTTTTATAATATACACAACTTCTACATATTTGCATACGTTCTTGATACACCTCATCTTTGACAAAGAAATTACTCATAATATCCTTAGTTGTGCAGTATGTTCTTGTAACCGTTTCATAGCTGATTTAAAGTATTCTTTATCAAGTTCACAAGCAGTTAAATTAAAGCCTAAGTTATGACAAGCTATTGCAATACTTCCACTTCCTAAGTGTGTGTCTAATATTTTATCTCCCTCTTTTGCGTAATTCATTAATAGCCATTCGTATAATTTTACAGGTTTTTGTGTTGGGTGTATTCTAATAGTATCAGCATTTTGACATCTAATTTTTATCATTTTAGAAACAGTAGATAAATCATCACTTAAACTTGCAATTTCACACATTGAAAATTTCATTTCAAAAGCTATATCTTTATCCCAAACAATAAAACCTTTATATTCAAATTGAAAATTATTAGCACCCCATATAATTTGATTTTTACTCACTCTGAACAATTCATTAAAATATTCAAAATTTGGTTTGTTATTCCAATTTTTTAACCTACCATTTTCAATATATTTTCTGTTCCATTGATTCATATCATTGTCTTTTGCATCTCTATATGGTGGGTCAACTATTGCTAAGTCAAAATGATTGTCTTTATATCTTGACATTAATTCCATATTATCTTCATTAGTAATATTAATCATCTAATAATTCTTTAAGTTGTTCTCTTACTTTGTCTATAGTTGTAAACAGACTGTTCCTGCTTATACCTGTCTTTTTCGCTAGTCCAGTTAGTGTATTACCCTCATAATAATACAATCGGAAAACCGAAGCATCATACCAGTAGATTTGTTCAAGAGCCTGGTCAATAAGTTCTAGCTTTTGCCATTGTTTATATTCTTCAGGATTAGGTATGTTATATAGATTCTTTTCATTAGATGTTTCTCCACTTTCTGTTATGTCGTAAGTTAATGTACTAGCTTGTGCATCTAAGTTAGTGTAGTATTTCTTGTACTTATAATAATAAGGACTTCTTACTGATGTAAAACTTCTTCTTAATACTACTGCACCATATCTTATTAATCCTTTATGTCCATCTTTCTCAAAAATACTTTTTAATACTGAGGGATTCATTTGTAAAAAATATAACATTAATTCAGAACAGGCTTCTTCTATTTCGTTTATATCCTGAGTAAAAGCATAGGACATTTTTACAAATGTCTTTCTACAATCTGCTACTGCTTCATAAACTTTATTCATTGTTATATTCTATTTCTCGCAAATCATTTACCAAAACCTCTAACGCATTATCTAACAGAACTTTATAAGACCTAACTATTTCTAAATTGCCTTTAGTTTGTATTCCTGCAAAATATCCATTAATCATTACAGAAGTATTAATAGGTATTATCATTAACCAATCGTTCCAGTTACCACCATTTACATCTTCTCCGTAACTGTTGTGATATTCTAAAACGCAATCTAAAACTTCCTTAAAGTTTTCAAACTTTGCTTTAGTAGATATGTCTTTTGCAAATGTTAGCATTAAGTTTAAATAATCATTTACAACTATTTGGTGTGTAGTATTTGCAAATATAGGTTTGGTCATATTCAAATATAGAAAATTATTCATTCTATATTCTTTTCCTTTTTTATTTTATTAACAAGGTCTTTGTAATAACTTATCTTCTCTACATAATCTATACGCATCATTTTTACATTTACCTTAGACATAAACTCTAGTTCTTCAGCAGTTCCTAATCCATACTTTGCATCTAAATACATTCCAAACTTATACTGTTCTCCTTGTCCAAACATATTACACTTAACACATTGTACTTGACAATTCTTTTCATGCCATCTTGTGTTGTGATGTCTACGAGATTGAAAGTGTCCGTTCTGTAGTTTTTTATAATGGTCTACTTTACCACAAGTAAAGCATTGAGCAACACCCATATCTGTAGCATCTCTTAGTCTAATGTATTTAGAGAACCAACTATCTAACTCTTTCTTTAATTTGCTTACTTGTTTTTTTACCCCCACATTACTTTTTTTTCTTCAAACTGTGGTGTAGGTTTAAAATAAAGATATTTAGCTATAGTAGTTGTTGTATTAAACCTTGTAGTCTTTTTTATATTTTCTCTATGTATAGTATAACCATTTTTTTTTAAATTAAATATAATACTAGCTAGTCTTGTAGCACCATATTCTCTTATAGCTTCTAAACTTGTAATATGTCCATAGTTTTTAAGATGCCATTTAATTGCATCAGTTTGTGTTTTAATTTCTTCTTTAGTAATTTTTATTGTTTTCATTTTAATAGTTTTAAAGGTTCCTGATAAAAAGGAACTTGGTTAGGGTTTTTATTTAGTGTATGTACTTGATAGTAAGCATCATTCACTTTTTTCTTATGTTCAATAATCCATCTAAAAAATGTCTTTATATTTAAAAAAGGTTCAAACTCACAATACCTAACCCCAATATGAAACGCATCTTGTATTTGGTTAAATGTCATTCTCCTAAACCTGTTTTCTTTTTGTAAGTCTTGTGCAAATATTTTAGATAATGATGCCATTGTCTTAGCATCTGCTCTGTGTCCTAACTCTACTGAAGTCTTTGCTACTAAGTCCAAAACCTTTTCTGTTAGTTCCTTAATGTTTTCTTCCTGTAGTGTTTTCATTTTCTATAGTTTTTTAATTTGTACTTACTCATATCATTTTTTATGTAACAACTTAACTTATAAGTATATTCCTCTGTTACTCTTTTAAATTTATTACCTACTTCTAACTTACCACTATACTTAAAATAGTTATCCAAATCTATAGTATTTTTTTTATATAATTTTTCTAGGTATAGTTTCTCCTTATACTCATCTATCATAATAAACTCTTTGCCTTTTGCCATTCATCTATCTGTGCATCTAATTTAGAAGTTCCTGCTTTCTTTGGTTTATCCCACTTAGCAGAATTTTTTGCCCAACGAGAAAGTCGCAACTTAACATCAAATGTTTTTTGTTTTTCATATCTCATTTTAGCATTTGGTCTATCAGAACTTTCTGTCCAGTAATCAATAAAGTCTTGTTTCATTTCTTTAGGGTAATCAAAGAACATAACCAAATTTTCAAATTTTTCTTTTATAGATAATTTATTATTTAATATTATTTCTTTATTATTATTAATAGTTGTTGATTTACTAAAGGACTTGTTGTTAAGAAACTTTACAACTTGTTCTTCATTTATTTTAAAGTATTGTTTAGCAGGTACTCCCATACGTTTAGTTTCTATTATTTGATGGTTTTTAAGAGTTTTAAGAGCCTTTCTCTGTTGATAAGGGGTAAGGGTAGTATCTTTCTGTATATTAGTTTCTGTGTTAAAAAACCACCCATCAGTCATTCCATTATCAATAAAGTATTCTTCCTTGCTTATAAGGTCAGCTAGTAAGACTGTTTCTTTTAATCCTAAGTTCTTTGCTAATGTTTTATTTACAACTATAAATGCTGTACTACTTAATAACTCTTTCATAGTGTTATAATGTCGCATTTGTAATCATAATCTTTTAATGCTTTGTTTATTATTTCAGTATTATAATCTATTTGTAAATAAGTTGTAGGAAGTTTATATACTGCTTTACCACTTTTAATTTTAAGTTTTATATCTGCATTAGGAGAAATT